GTCTGGACCCTCTGTGTTTGTGGCGCGTGATTAACATGTTGTGGCTGTGTGTGGAGCTTTAGCTTGAAGAACCATAAAGGTTCTTAGCTAAAGCTGGGACAGCAGTAGTTAATGCGACCAAGTGGGGAGATTGTCAGGGCAATCGTGATTTGGTTGTTCCAGTCGCTCGTCGATCCCTCCTCCCGCCTGTTAAAACCACTAGAGTTAGGGCGGAGTAATAGGTGCTTAAACTATTCGATCCATGTTGTAGGGATCGAGTTTTTTATTATTTTGATTATGTAAGCAATTACTATATAAAGAGGCGATTCCCCGTTGTTATTTTGTTAAATGGCAGATCCTCAGACTTTCAATATTCATAGTAATGAACAATGTTATAGACAACCTTGTGGAGGATGTGATGACTGCGATGAAGTCGAGAAGAAAGATGGTACTTATGTTTATGATGGAGATGAATTCGATAGTGAGCGACTTATTAGACCTGAGCCGTTTACTGATACTATTATGGGTGATATTTTGTTGGGTTTAAATGCTCAGGTTCATGCTGCTTGGACAGGTTGGGAGTTGGCTGTCAAGTTTCGAGATAATGAGAAAGAGGCTTATTATATGAAGTTGGTTGTTGAGTTAATGAATACTATTAAAAAGTTCAAGAAGATTTAATATATTAAACGTTATTCTTCTCAGTAACGGTTAGAGTACTGATAAAAGGTACTTTCTTTCCAGATTTAAGAAATGCTCCGGCTTGATAATGTTGTTCATATTGAATAACTATTTTGTTTGTTCCAGCAGTTCTAATTTTTTCTTCAAAGCACATCAATTCTGATCTACCTTGACAACCATTAGCAAAGGTTCCTGGGGCATTAATTTGATGCGCTCTCATTTTAATGAGTACGTTGAGAAACAATCCGGAGAACTTGTGTGCAACGAATGTCTTTTTGATATCTCCAGGTTGCAAGATTGTATCCGCTGATTTGGAGCATGTAGAAAAGATCTGAGGAACTGGTCGGTTTTGCCAAGAAATGTCTGCCAATTGGGCTGATCTTATTAAATTTAAGCCTGTTACTGCAGCTGCTGTAAAAACATTATTGCTGTTAGCTAAACCACCAGCATTGGATCTCAATCTAATATCTCCAGATTTCAGATAATATGTTCGAGCAATAAGAGGTTGGGAGTCAACTCTTTCGATTGCGGCAGCTTCAGGATCAGCCACACCAGATAAATCACCCTTAGTTCGATTTTGAACCTTGATTTCAGAACTTTGAAATACAGTCAAGTGTTCAGACCATAACGAAATCTGAGACAGACATCTATGAGTAGTTATAACAGGGCCAACGTCTGGAATAAATAAACAAAGTTTCCAAGGTACCGTTACAGCAATTCCGTTTAAGTAACTAAGAATGTGATTTTGCATTGCAGGCCAATTAGCAAGAATTTGACTTAAACCTTGGTTGTTGGTTACAATATAATCAATTTCAGTTTGAGCACCAGACATTTGGTCAAGATGAACATACTGCAATTTAGTTCCAGCAGAAGATTCCCAATTACTAGCTGGAATCTCTTCATTCTTGTCAGTTAAGGGAATGCCGGCCTGTTTAAATAGTTTACGTAGCATAGCACCAGAAATAGCTCTAATACTCTGAATATTATCAAAGGTTGAGTGGTGAATGTATACGCAATTAGGATCTTCTATTCTTCCAAAGTGTTCGGAAGTAGCATGATATCCGTTGCTCAAAGCTTTAAGTTTGAGAGATGACTTCTTTAGGCGTCTGTTCTTCTTGAATTTACCTGCGTATGCACCCATTGAAGAATCTTTTTTTCTGTCAAAGCGGTCAGCGGCTTCAGCTCTATTTAGGTCATTAACCGCGTCTTCTACCATTGCATCGCGTCCAAGATCGTCGTATGCTTCTCCAAGCATTTTGTCATATAAATAACCTCCGACTTCAGCTCCTCCTGCAATTCCGGCAAGGTTGTGGGTACCGTATCCAACAGCTGCTCCGGCTGCTTGGGACAACATTCTTAATCCTTTTTGTCCGAAAGTTCGCTTACGTTTGGACTTCTTAACAACTTTACGATTAGGCATATTATATTAGGTTAACTTTGATTATTAACGTCTTCTTCGTCTGATGCGGCGGATCGGGCGTGACATTCTGATCGGACGACGACGTGATACACGTGTGCGGTAGCTACGACGGACATAAGGGCCAACAGGGCGACGAGAAACTCTTCTTCGAACATACATTTTTATTGGTCAAAGTCAATCACTTGTTCTTGAGTCAATTTCTCAATTTCAGTAAATCTTCGTTGTAAAGGTTCAAGAGTCTGAGGATCTGTCCAGATTTCGTCGATTCGATAATTAGAGGTGACAAGAACAAACTTGGGGCGGATGTAGGCCATAGCTCCTTTAATACTAGCTTGCATAGGCCATCGATCAGCGAGTCGCTTGAGAATACCACCCCATTTAACTTGATACTTGTCAATATCTTCAAGATAAATAGCGTCTTCGTGTGCGTAACCGTCAAACCATTTGAGATCGTCCATGCATTTCTTATAACAGTTAGGAAATCGAGTTTCGACAGCATGACTCTTCCCAGTCCCTGTAGGTCCATAGATCCATATACATACGGGGTCGATAGGTTGAGGTTTTGTAGCATAATCGGACTTAATTCGTTTAAGGGTACTGTAGCATCTAATAAAGATGTCAGCATCGATTTCATCTAATTTTCCTTCTTTGGCAAAGTCTCGAGCGCGTTGCCATCGGAGTTTTTCAGCGCGTCCGTTGTTATCGTTGCTTATCGGTTTGGTCCCATGTTCAGTCAGTGTGCCGGCCTTGGAGCAGTAATCTTCAGATTGAGCGATAGATCCGTTCATAGTCTCAACATGACATCCTGGTAGTTTTGACCTAGCTTGTTGTATGGTTTTAGCATTAGTAAAGGCTATAAATCCTTGTAAATGACGAGTTCCGGTCGTTGGTGCTACTTCTTCAGCGTAAGCTACGTATTTGCAAGCTAGGGTTGAGAGATAGGTTTTAGAAGCGTCAGAATAGTTGTTCCATGTAAACACGAAATTTCTATTTTTTGACATTTTTTAGGGGAGGCACAGGCACAGAGGGTCCAGGTAATAATA